CCGGTATCTACAGGCGTACAGGTCGGGACAGATGAAGCGGACAAATTCCGCGCGGCTGCATCCGATGGTCTGATGATGCGTGCCGGTGTTTCCGTAGCTGTTCCGGCAGCAGGTGCTCAGGAGATGCGTGCCACATCCCTCCGCGATCTGGCAATCGAGTGCCTGAGCCGCGAAGGAAAGAGCGTGAACGAGCTCCTGAGAATGGACAGCACTGCGCTGTACGATGAACTTTCCAGACAGTTCTACAATCCGAGCGCCGCATTCCCGGCAATCATGGATCAGACGATCCGCAAGAGCATCGTAGAGCTTTACAATCAGGTTCCCACCACTTTCCAGCAGTTCACTACCAAGGGATCTCTGCCGGACTTTAAGGAGTCCGCAGACCATGAGTATGTGATCGGCGGTGTTGGTGATTTCCTGCTTGTGCCGGAGAACGGAGAGATCAAAGCTGACAAGCCGAGAACCGAGCTCCTGCCGCAGAGAAAACTTGATACCTATGCGAAGCAGTTTAGCATGACACGTCAGGCGTTTGTGAACGATGATATCGGATTCCTGACCCGTGTTCCCGGACTGTATGCGCAGGCAGCCAAAAAGACCATTGACAAGCAGGTATACGGCGTACTGTTCAACAACCCGGCGATTTTTGATGGTGTTGCGCTGTTCCACGCAAACCATAACAACCTGATCGCAACCGGAGCGGCTCCTTCTCAGGCGGCTATTCAGGCGGCAATCCTGCAGATGCAGAAACAGACCGATCAGTTCGGCGAGCCGATCTACATGACCCCGAGAACACTCGTTGTTCCGGTCGGCTACGAGTTTGACCTTGCAGTTATCTTCCATTCTGCACAGGTTACAGGATCCGCAAACAACGATATCAACCCGCTGTATAACTATCCGCTGCAGATCGTACAGAGCCCGGTACTCAATGCCATGGCTGGCGCTAATGCTTGCCCGTGGTTCCTGATCGCTGATCCGTCAAGCGCCCGCGGCATCCAGGTTGACTACCTCAATGGTCAGGAGACCCCGACCGTCCGCAGGATGGAAACTCCCGGAACCCTTGGATTTACATGGGACATCTGGCTTGACTGGGGCATCTCTGTGCGTGACTTCCGTGGTATCGTTAAGAACCCGGGCACCACGCTCTAATGAAAGGAGGCATATACGATGGCTGAATATTTCCAGAGAGGTGAATCCCTCGACTATACCAATGCCGGTTCCGCTGCGATCGAAGCCGGCGATGTAATCGTACTTGGAACCAAGATCGGCGTTGCGGGCTGTGACATCGCAGTCGGAGCTGTTGGTTCTGTACATGTGGAAGGCGTGTTCGCTTTCCCGAAAGCAACCGGCGCGATCACGGTAGGCGCGGCTGTCTACTGGGACGCAACAAACGGAGAGATCAACACTACCTCTTCCGGCAACACTCTTGCAGGCTATGCAACTGCTGCGGCTGCATCGGCTGATACCACCGTGCTTGTTAAGATCAACGCATGAGCCTGATCGCAAAACTCCCTATCCTGTATTCCTCGCGGCAGTACAGGGTAGGGGACACCCTTCCCGCGACTAATCCCGCAATGGTTGACGCGTGGATCGAGTCCGGTGCGGCAGAGTATAAGGATACGGTGGATCCTGAGCCGTCACCGAAAGCGAAGCCTGCAGCAGCAGAAGCGGGACTTGCCGGAAGATCCAGTGATGGAGATCCGGAGGCGTTAGTCGGTAAGATACCCAAAAGAGGACGGGCGAGAAAATGAGTACATTCAAGAACATCATAGCGAACGATATACACCAGACATTCCTTAACACGGAAGAGTTCAGCGACATGCATGTGGTCAATGGCACAGAAATGCCGGTCCAGATGGACGACATCGAGCAGATCGAGCGGGAGAAGCGCTATAAGGACAACATGGACGGTATTTTTGTACAGCAGAGGCTGATCTATGTAGCGGCATCCGACTACGGTCCGCTTCCCAAAAAAGACAGCCTGATCACACTGGACGGTCGAAAATATCGTGTTGCGGATGCGATTGATGAGTACGGCGTTTACAGCATCACTTTGGAGGCGAACAGGGCATGAACGGACAGGCTATTGAATTTGAGTTTCGGCTGGATGAAGGAGAGTTTGCTGCGCTGACACAAAAACTCCATGAGTTGTCTGGGAATAAGGCTCGGACGTACATTGCAAGAGCCCTTAACAAGACGGCAACATCTGCCAGAGTTAAGCTGGCAAACAAAGCGCAGGCTTCCTATACGGTCAAAAGCGGGGGTTTTAAAAAAGACGCACGGATTGAAAAGGCATCTGCCGGAAATCTGACGGCGTATATCAAGTCAGAGGGCAAACCGCTTGACATTATCCGTTTCAAGTCCGCAAAGCACACTCCGAAAAGGGGCGGCGCTGGCGCGAAAGCCGACATTGTCAGGTCTGGACTAAAACAGATCCATGCGAGCGAACCGAAAGCCTTTAAAGCGACCAAAAAAGGAAACGGGCAGATCTTTTACCGTGAAGGGAAAGCGAGAACGCCAATCCTGAAAGTAAAGTCCAAATCCGTTCCGTACATGCTTGGAAATGACCAGCGTGTATGGTCGCCTACCCGTCCACAGATTGAATCAGACCTGAAAAAATTCATGCAACAGCAGATAAAATTGCTAGTGGGGTGATGCTATGCAGAGAGACCTGATGGTTCCCAGCGACCTGCAAAACGCGCTGATAGCCGAAATAACGAATCTCCTGTCTGACCTTGTTAATACCGGAAACGACAAGACGTATCAGTCATTCAACGGTTACGCCCAGTTTCTGCCTGTTCTAAAGAACGATGATGAAGACGAAGACCAGTTCTTCCCGTATTTCATCGTTCGTCTGGACAGCGGAAAGACCGTGGAAGACGACGACCTGTGGACGATTTCGGTAGATATCCTTTTGGGTGTCAACGACGAAGGGACGGACAACGAAGGGCATTACCACATCCTGAACGCAATCAATCGAATCGTTACGCGTTTCTCGCAGGAAGCTACACTCGGAGAACCCGGGCATAAGGCATTTCGATGCCTGCCGGAGATGGAGTGGGCACTGCAGGACGCTGACACATATCCATATTACTTTGGCGCCGTGAACCTCAAATTCCTGGCACCGAAACCGGAAAGGAGGGACCCTTTTGGCTACGAAAGCTACCAAAGGTAAAAACATTGAAGAAGTCATTGAGCCTGTTAAAAAGGCCCCAAAGACAAAACTTCTGATGTACGTAGGCCCCACAATGACGAAATACGGCGTGATCCAGAACGTGATCTATGACGGCCTGCCTGAGACAGCGGCCAACATGATTGGAAAGATTCCGCTGTTTAAAAGCCTTTTCGTTGATCCGGCAATGTATCCGGAGGCAGAAAAGAGCATACGTCTCATGTCGGGCCACTACTGGGCTGCATATCAGGCAGCCGTAAACTATAAGGAGGACAGATAAATGCCTGTAAAACATGGAATTTATGTTTACGAAAATGACACCGCACTTTCCGCACCGATCACGGCGGACAGCGGTGTTCAGTGCGTAATTGGTGCAGCGCCTGTATGGATGCTTGATGATCCGGCAGCTGTGACCAACAAACCGATACTTTGCGCATCGGCGACAGAGGCTATGGAAAAGCTCGGATATTGCACCGCTTTTGCTGACTACGACCTCTGCCAGACGATGTACATCACATCTAATCTGTATCAGGTCCAGCCTGTTGTCTATATCAATGCGCTCGATGTGGCAACCATGAAGAAAACAGCAGAGACCGTAACCCTTTCGGCGCCTGTTGAATCACGGATGACCATTGATAAGGTCGGCGCTATTAAGAGCCTTGTAAGTGTTGCTCAGGGGAACACCACACTTGTGAAGGGTACCGACTATACGATCGAGTACGATACCGATGGCAAGCTGATCATCAATTTTGTTCCCGGATCTTCGTTCGATTCAACTGAGGCAGCGACCGTAAGCGTGACCTGTGCTGATCCTTCCGCTGTTACTGCCGCAGTTGTCGTAGGCTCTTACAATCCTTCAACCGGTGTTGCCACTGGCGCGGAACTTATCCAGTATGTATATCCTAAGCTTGGTGTGATTCCGTCTATCATCCTTTCACCGGGTCATGGTCATCAGCCGGCTGTCGGAATCGCACTGGCTGCCAAAGCTGCCAACATCAACGGCGTGTTCAAGGGCATTGCTGTATTAGATATCGATACCTCGCAGGCGAGAACCTATTCGCAGGTCAAGGCTGTTAAGGACGCATCCGGCTATACCAGTCCGTTCTGCTATCCGACCTGGCCGTGTTTCAAGGTTGGAGATTACATCTTCTCAGGATCTGCGGTAACGGCTGCTCTCACGGCATACACCGACGCGCAGAACGGGGATGTTCCGGCAAGGACACCGTCCAACAAGCTTCTGGGCGTAACCGGCACCTGTCTTGCTGACGGCACGGAAGTGATCCTTACTCAGGATCAGGGCACGATCGTCAACAACGGCGGTGTGGCAACTGCGATCAACCTCAACGGCTGGAGGCTGTGGGGATCTTACACAGGAGCGTATCCGACCACGACAG